GAAGCAGACACTGGAGAGCGAGAAGCAGGCTTTGGCCGACGAGAAGGCAACTCTCGAAGCTGACAAGGCAGCACTCCAGCAGCAGGTAACCGACCTTACCAACGAGAAGGAAACGCTGACCGCCGAGAAGCAGTCCCTCACCGAAGCCCAGAAGACCGAGGAAGAGGCTGCAATCCTTGACATCGTGGCTAAGGCTGGTGGCAAGGCATGGCTCGATGGCGTATGCCAGATGACTTCCACTTTCCACCCAGGAAACCGTTCTTTCAAAGAGCACGGAGGCGGTGACCGCCAGTTCCAAGGCGAGACCAAGACACAGCGTATGCTCCGTGAGCAGCGTGAGCGTCAGGAAGCCAAGCGCAACGCCAAAAAGTAGGCAAAAAAACAGAATCAATAAAATTAAAAAACGTAAAGCATTATGAACTTTGAACAATTTACAGTAGACAACGGTGCGATAAGAGACCTCAACGAACTCTTGTTCACCTCCGTATTCAACGACCCCGACTTGGAGCGTGTTGTCACCCCCATGACCAAGGTCGAGAACGGCAAGAAACTCGGCTACGTTGACCGCATGGGCGACGTTGGCACTACTGGTGCAGGCTGTAACCCAACCTACACCGATGTGGAAATCACTGGCTTCGAGAAGACTTGGGAGCTGGGCGACTGGGAGATTCCCAAGAGCATCTGCTACAAAGACCTCGAAGACACGATTGCCCGTTACGGTATGCACGAAGGCACAGAGCGTGCCGACCTGCAGGACACTCCGTACTGGGACAAGTTCCTCATTCCTCTGCTCAAGAGCGCTATCAACGACATGTTCTGGCGTCTGACATGGTTCGGCGACACCACAGCAAAGAACGTAGAGAACGGCGGTGTTATCACCGATGGTATCGACGTGAAGCTGCTGAAGGTTTGCGACGGCCTGTGGAAGCGTCTGGAGGCTATCATTGCCAACAACCCTGCACAGCAGATTACGATTGCTGCAAACAGCGAGGACACCTACGCTGGTCAGAAGACCGCTATCCGCACACAGGGTGTTGCTATCGGTATTGTCGATGACCTGTTGAGTGAGGCCGACGGTCGTATCTTCGACAAGCCCGACCACGCCATCTTCATGACCAACTCTCTCTTCAAGGCTCTGCGTACTGATGTGAAGAACCTTCACAACATCCAGTTGCCTGTCGAGAAGGTTATGTCCGGCATCCAGCTCTCCGAGTACGACGGCCACGCCATTCTTGTCCTCGACATCTGGGACCGCATGATTAAGAAGTATGAGACTATTGTCACTGGCGTTGGCAATGCCGCCAAGACAACTCTCAACTGTCCTCACCGTGCTGTCCTCGCTTCGCCCCAGAACCTCTTCATCGGTACGTCCGACAAGGACCGCCTCGCTTCTCTGACCGTGAAGTTCGATGACCGCAAGCGCGACAACTTCATCTATGCAGCTTCCAACTTCGGAACGCTCATCGGTGAAGACGAGCTCGTACAGGTGGCAATCTAAAGTATTAACCTCTAAATATCAAAGATTATGCCTATTGACGTATGTGATTTCAAGCTGGCACAGGATATTGCAGGTTCTTGCACTAATCCGCAGGTTGCTGGACTGAAGAACACAGGGTATCTCATCAACTATGATGACATCGATTGGGATTCTTTGGCAAAGGCCAATGACAACCCCAACATCGTTGAAACCCTGTTGCTCCTTTCTGGCAAACGTGCCTACAAGGTGGTTGTGCCGGGCAACACGCCCTTCACAGGAACCCAGGCAGCTCTCGCTACTGGCACCTATCGTAACAAGTTCACAAAGACTGCATCGATTGTAGTCCTTGACAGTGGTCCCGACGTTTCCAAGAACGTCATCGACCAACTGGCTAACGGACGCTTCGTGTTCATCTTTGAGAACAAGTACCAAGGTGCGGACAAGAAGAACACCTTTGAGATTTACGGTCTCGAACAGGGACTTGCCGCTACTGAAATGACCAACGAGAAATACTCGGAGGAAACAGACGGTGGCTGGGCTGTTACCCTTGAAGAGACTGGTGCTCCCACAAGTGGTTTGTTCTTGTTCAAGACAAGTATCGCCACTACACGCGCTGCTCTGGAATCTCTCGTAACTGGCTCACAAGGCAACTCCTAATCCGTGAATGGATATGGCAAGCTACGAGGAAACTCTAAGGACTCTCGAGGAAATGAGAAGTCGGTTTGACTCCGGCTTCTCATCCTCAGATAAAGAGAAAATCGAAACTCTCTATCTGCAAATCTGCGGAAAGAGAGTTCGTAATACAGGATGTCGTGACTGTTATCGCGATGCCTATATTGAAATAAGGTCAAAACTTAAACAATTAGGAAAAATGCCAAAGAAACCTAACTACACATTGAAGGCGGGTGCAATCATCCACCCTCAAGGAACAAGTAAGTTCTACAGCCTTGCAAACATCCCCGATGATGTAGCCGAGGAATGGCTGGGTAAGTACCCTGCTGACATCAACAAGTTTGAAACGTACCCCACCGACTGGCAGAGCCGCGTAGAGGCCCGCAAGGAAGGTCGGGTAGCAGAGCCTACCGTTGACGAGCTGAAAGCCGAGGTTGAGCGTCTGAATGACGTTGTAAACGAAAAGGACGTTGAAATCGAGAAGCTGACAATCGAAGTCGAGACTGCAAAGGCAAAGGCCGAAGCTGGTGCTGGTGACGACGGTGCAGCAGCTATGGAGATTGAGACTCTGAAAGCCGACCTTGCTGCAGCTAACGAGGAACTGGAGAAGTCCAAGGCCGAAGCACAGGCAGAGGTTGAAGCCCTCAACAAGAATGTTGACGAGCTGAAAGCCGAGGTTGAGCGTCTGACCAAGGAACTTGAAGCTGCCAACAAGAAGGCTGCGAAGAAAACTGCCAAGGCAGAAGAATAATCATTTTAGCCCATTGCTTTCATGAATATCAATAATGTAAAGCGTGCGAAGAAACGCATTGACATTTCATATCTGAGTAATCTCGGAATACAAGCCTATGGAAAGGACAATCTCTATCCGCAGCGTATGTATGACCTTATTCGGAGCAGTGCCAATGGCGGAACATGCCTTGACCGTTATCAGACATTCATCGAAGGCAATGGGCTGAATAATACTGATTTTGCCGAATACGAGTGTAACCGTTCTGGTCAGACGGTGGATGACATCTACAGGCTCATAGCACAAGACCTGGCAATCCATCGTGGTTTTGCGCTTCATGTGAACTATAACATGATGTGCCAGATTGTAGAGGTCAGTCACATACCTTTCATGCAGTGCCGTTTGGAGGAAGAGACAGAGGACGGCAAGGTAGTACATATCATGATACACCCAGACTGGACGGGACACAAGACACGCAAGGGAAACACAATCCGCGTCAGCAAGGAGAACGTGAAGAAAATCTACGCTTTCAATCCGAGGAAGGACGTTGTGTTATCCCAAATCATGTCAGCTGGCGGCATAGAGAACTATCGCGGCCAGGTGTTATGGTTCTCAATGGACGGGAAATGGGAGTACCCAGTTCCTATCTACGACAAGGTTGTTACTTCGCTTTCTACGGATGAAGGTCTTGACAATGTTCAGTACCGTAATGTCCGCAACAATTTCCTTCTTGCTGGTATGCTGGTTCACAAGAAGGGTTCCTCGCTCGGGATAGACGACGACGGAAAGCCAATAGAGAGCAAGAAGAACAATGACATCAGTGAAAGCTTGAACATCTTCCAAGGCGACGAGAACGCTTGCGCCATTATGGACGTAACAATCGAATCCGAAGAGGACAAGCCGGAATTTGTGCGCTTTGAATCCAACAACTTTGACAGCAAGTTCAAGATAACGGAGGAAAGTGTAATAAGCCGTATCTATTCCGCTTTCGGGCAAGAGCCTTGGTATCGCATACGAAACGGCAGTCTCGGATTTTCAAGTGAAATCCTGTCTGAAGCCTACGAATACTACAATTCATACGTCAGCAAGGAACGTCGCGCCATAAGCCGCGAATTGAAGCGCATCTTTGACTGCTGGTATGAAGTAGCGAATCCCTCTAACGATTACGAAGTACAGCCATTGGTATATGTAAGCAACACGAAGAAATGACACATCTGCTAACAACAATCGAGCTAAGACAGCTCGGACGACCTATCGGCAAGGTTGCCGACGATAAATTAAATGCATTCATCTCCGAAGCCGAGCAACTACATATAAAGCCCATCCTCGGGGATGAGTTGTTTTTGGACCTTCTGAAAGAGGCTTCTCTGGAGGATGAAGAGGAAAAGGACACCACAAAGCAGATGCTTCTAAATGGTGGTTCATACTACATCAACAAGGACACGGACAAAGAGGCAATCCGTAGTTTCATGGGCCTTAAAGTGGCTCTTTCATATTTCGTCTATGCGCAGAACCTCATGGTCGGCGACATAGAGAGTACACGCTTTGGCTCTGTCATCAAGGAGAATGACTTTTCGAGCCGAGTATCATCCAAGGAGCGTTCCAATGCATACAACAATACAATGGAGGTCGCCAACGCTTACCTTAAAGAGTGTGTGGAGTACTGCAAGGCAAACGGGCTGATAAAGTCGGAAGGACGGCCAGCGGTTGCCATTGGCGGCATTACTATCAAAAGAATAGGTTGAACAAATAAAGAAATCGAGATATGGTAAACATAGAAGACCTTCTGGGAAAAGTTGCCAACAATGGTGCCACGCTGTTGGGAGTGCTGGCACATGGGGAGTGGAACACGCTCGTGCAGGCAGTCCGCGAGTTGCAGCAGATTGTGGCTTCCGATGAGCGTTTGGAAGAACAGAGCGCACGAATAGCGGAACTGACACAGACACTTGCTGACAGCCTATCTACTATCACGACGGACATAAACGCCCTAACTGCGGATGACCAGGCACATCATACAGCCCGCATCGCTGGAATCATAACGAGTGCCCTTACATACAGCACATCGACGGTAGATACAAGTGTTGACTGGACGATGGTTTATTACTCCGAGTATCTGCATCGGTTTGTATGCAAGTACAACGAAGTATATTATACGTTCTGGGAAGGCATGAACACATGGTGCAGCAATAGCGGAATACCATACGGTGGCAAGGTCTATATCCATGACAATAGGCTGTATTCCTACGATTCAACGTCCGGCTTGCTCAAAGAGGCAGGAGCCGTCACTATTGCGGCTATCGAGAATGCCATTTCGATACTCCAAGAAACCGTAACGCTTCTGGGTGGAAGCACACAGGAAAATTCAGAGGACATCGAGGCCCTGCAAACCGAGGCTCTAAGCTACCACAACATACGGTTTGACGGCATTATGAGCGATTATATCAGAATGGAACAAGTCGGCTTGCCACAACCGACGGGTGCGTATGTGCCAGGCAGAGTGTACTTCAGCGAATACTGGGGCAGGTTCTTCTATCAGACAGGAGTAAAGAACTACGACGTATGGTGGCAGGGAAAGTTTTGGAATGACCAGACCACATTTCAACCGTACCAAAACAAGATGTATATCCACGACAATAAGATATACATGTTCAATGCCACGACATCAAAAATGGAACAGGTAGGCTTCAACATCTTCACGATGACAAACAGCGCGTATGAAGCACTTGTTGAGTCCGGCCATGTTGATGAACTTGCTTTCTACGCAACTTACGAGGACGAGGAGGACTAAGTTATGCTGTATAGGAACGGAAAGGAAACTATCGGGCTTTACCACAATGGGAAAGCATTATCCGAGCTGTGGAAGGGTACGCGCCTTCTCTGGCAGGCTGTCCGTTCTTGCTTTGGTAGTGGTTGCTGGAGGAATGACAAGCCTTGGATAAACGATGAGGGCTGGAAGAACGGTTAAACACGGAAGCCTATGGAGTATATTGTCAAGAACGGAACCGCGAGAGAGGTCATAGCAAGGTTCAAGGCCACGATAGACCCGCTGACAAATATCGTGAAGGCCACGCCGCTCAAGGCGATTTATCGTGTCATCAACGGCGTTGCTGTTCTTGTGTGGGAACTCATACATTCATGCTTCGGGAGTGGTTACTGGAGAAACGATATGCCTTGGAGTAATACCGATGGCTGGAACAATGGGACATAATGACTGTACACAATATGAAAAAGAACATCAGGACATACAGGATAGGCAATGATATTCAAATCAAGTGGCCGATTCTCACCAATGGCGAGGAACAGCTACTTGATGGCCGAGACCTTAACCTTTATGTCGTTGACCCCATGGGGAACAAGAAGCGCATAAAGGTGTTTGGCAGGGAGGCCCACATCATTGCTTTTACTTTCTCTCATAATGACCAGAAGCATACAGGTGTCTATGGTCTTATGCTGGTTGAGAACGAAGGCAAGGAGCATCAAGGCATAACGGACAACTGCTGTGCTTTCCAGTTGGTAGAGAAAACGTGTCAGATACCCGACTATATGGCAGGGGACACGCCGCTTGATGCTGGCAACGTAGATGTCGGCATACACGGTTTGTCTGCCTATGAAATCGCTGTCAATCATGGTTACGAAGGCAGCGAAGAGAAGTGGGTGCATGACTTCGAGCTTGTGCTTAACTCTACAGAGTTGAGTGTGGAATCTTCGCAACAGGCCGCGCAAGTGCTGGCGAGAACCGAAGAGCTGTTTGAAGGGCTTTCCGCCATACAGGAAACAGAGCAGGGGCGTGTCAGTGCAGAAGAAGGTCGCGTAGAAGCAGAGGAAGGTCGTGTAGAGGCAGAAGCCGGAAGAGTGGAAGCAGAACAAGGACGTTCCGAAGCTGAAACCAACCGAAACAATTCAGAACAGGAAAGGGTTGAATCCGAAGCTTTGCGCCAAGCTGCCGAGACAGAACGTGAAACGCTGGTAAGGGAAGGTGAGGCCCAGCGTAACCAGGCTATTGCAGAAGGGGAGTTCCATAGGAATGAAACCGTAGAGCTTGGGGAGCAACGCCGAAACACTGCTGTTACCGAAGGTGAAGCAGAGCGTAACCGTATTGTCAATGAAGGTGAGGCAAGCAGGAATCAAGCCGTTACTGAGGGAGAGGCACAGCGCAATCTCGAAATACAGGAATTTGTCTCGCAGAACAGGACGAACTATGAAAATGCGGAGGCTGGTCGTGATGCTGAATACTCTCGCGTAGAGAACAGCCGT